CAGGAGGTTGATCCTATTGACGAACTCAAGCGGAAGCGGGCGGGGCGAGCGAAGGCGGGGTAAGACTGAGCCGCGGTTGTGGACTAAGCCGCTGCGGGAGTTGACGCCGGATACGTCGTTGGGGTTTGAGGCTATTGACGCTGCGAGGATCGCTGGCCGTCATCTTCATCCGTGGCAAGAGTGGTTTTTGATTCATTCGTTGGAGCTTGCTCTTGGGTCTTTCACTTCGGATCCGTTCCCGGTGCTGCGGTTCAAGACTGTGCTGTTGTTGGTCAGCCGGCAGAACGGTAAAAGCTTCATCATGTCTACCCGTCTTTTGTGGCGGATGCTGATGTGGGAAGGCCCTGAAGATGATCCGGCGCTGATCCTTGGTGCTGCTCACAAGTTGAATGCGGCTGAGGAAATCCTGGACCTGTCCACGAAGGCTTTGCAGCGTTCGGTGGGGCGCAAGTACATCGCGCATAAGTCGAACGTGAACGGCAACAAGTACCTGGAGCTGTCGAACGGTTCCCGGTATAAGTGCGAGGCCGCATCTGACGACGGCGGGCGCGGCCTGTCGGTCACGGATCTTGCTTTTGACGAACTCAGGCAGCAGCGTGATTGGGAGTCCTGGTCTGCGCTGACGAACACGACTAACGCCCGCTTCTCTTCCCAGGTGATCGCGGTATCTAATGCCGGCACTGCTAAGTCTGAGGTGCTGCGTGGTCTGCGGAAGCAGGGCCTCGCACGCATGGCTGACTGGGACAAGTACGTTGCGTCCGGCATTCAGTCGGTTGAAGAGTTCGCTAACTCGCACGATACGACGATGGGCCTGTTTGAGTGGTCCGCGCCTGATGAGTGCGACATTTGGGACCGTGACGGCTGGGCTCAGGCTAACCCTTCCATGGGGTATGAGGATGAGCATGGCATCGCGTATGTGACTGAGGAAACGTTGGCGTCGAAGGCAGCCCTTGTGGGTGTTGGTGGCGCTGAGGGTGTCCCGGAGCATGTGTTTCGTACTGAGAACTTGTGCCAGTGGGTGACGGTTGACGCTGAGTCGCCGTTTGGTGCTGGTACTTGGGAGTCCCGGCATGACCCGGACTCGTCCATAGCCCCAGGTTCGCAGGTCATGCTTTCCGTTGACGTGTCCGCGAAGCGCGATATGGCTTACTTTGCGGTCGCTGGTTGGCGTGACGATGGCCGGGCACATGTGGAGGTCATTACGCAGCGGGCCGGCACCGAGTGGGTTATCCCTACCTTGGTAGAAAAGTTCGCGGGCATCGGCGCTGAATCCATCGTCATTCAGGGTAAAGGCGCTCCGGCGTCCGCACTGATTGAGCATCTTCACGCTGCGGGGCTCCCCGTTATGGAGTGCGCCGGGCCGGACCTTGGCGCCGCTATGGGAGCGTTCTATGACGCGGTGCGTAACGGCAGCGTCTTCCATGTCGCCCAGCCTGTTTTAGATGTGGCTGCGGCGACCGCCGTGGTCAAGAAGTTGGGGGATGTGTTCGTGCTTGATCGTTCTAAGTCCCCAATGGATGTTGCCCCTTTGATCGCTGCGGAGCAGGCGTATTGGGGTTTGACCGTCCTGGCGTCCCGCGCCGGGAAGCCGAAAACGAGTTCTTATGAGACTAGAGGGATGGTGGTTGTGTGAGCGTCCTTGACCTCTTCCGGCGCTCGTCAATCATCTACCAGGCTGTTGAGGTTGGTTCTACAAATCCGTCTGCTGCCGAGGTTATCGAGGCGCTGCGGAAGGTGACTGGCATGGCGCCGTCGCAGTTGTGGGAGACGCAACATAACGTCCGCACCGTTGTTGATTTTCTGGCGCGGAACATTGGGCAGCTTGGTTTGCCGGTGTATCAGCGGGTGTCTGATACTGACCGGCAGCGGTTGAATGATTCGCCTGTTGCGCGGCTGCTGTCGAACCCTAATCCTGCGATGACTGCCTATGATTTGAAGGTTGCGCTGGTTTCGGATCTTGCGTTGCACGATGAGGCGTGGTGGCTGGTCACTGAGACTAGTGCGGGTTGGCAGTTGCGTCCGCTCGCTGTCGATTTGGTATCCATTGTTTCCGGCTCTGAGATTGACGGCGATCTGGTTATTCATTACCTGCCGGATGTGACGAAGCCGCCTATCAGGATCACGGGCGACAACCTCATTCACTTCAAGAACTGGACACCGTACTACGGTGACCGCGGCTCACCTGTTGTGGCGACCTTGAAGGAAGTCCTTGCTGAGCAGATCGCGGCCCAGCAGTTCCGTACTGGGATCTGGAAAAACGGCGGGCAGATCGGCTCGTACATTGCCCGCCCGAAGGATGCGCCGGCATGGTCTGATGAGGGTAGCAAGCGCTTCCGTGAGGACATGAAGGCTTACAAGGCCAAGGGTGCTAACGCTGGCGGGATGCCGGTCCTGGAAGATGGTATGACCATCAACCAGGTACGCTTCAACGCCCGCGAGGAACAGTGGATTGAGGCGGCTAACCTGTCGCTGGAAACTGTTGCCCGTGCATGGCATATCAACCCGGCGATGCTGGGCGCTACCGGCGGGGTTTCCTACGCTAACGTCCGCGAGTTCCGCAAAATGCTGTACGGCGAGACGCTTGGTCCGTGGCTGAAGATGATTCAGGACCGGATCAACTCGAAGCTGGTTCCGAAGCTGGATCCGCGGCAGGGCATCTATGTTGAGTTCAATGTGAAGGCGAAACTGGCTGCGTCGTTTGATGAGCAGGCAGCGGCTTACTCGTCGGCTGTTGGGCGCCCGTACATGACCGCTAACGAGATCCGCGCACTGGAGAACCTACCGGCGCTTGACGGTGACGCTAACGCCCTTGTAACGCCTCTGAACGTCCTTGTGGGCGGTCAGGCTTCCCCGCGTGACAGCGCCCCGAAAGCTTCGCCCGTGAGGGCTAAGGCGGGCGCTGTGGCGGTGAAGGGTGAGGCGGACGGCTCGTCAGAGTCGCAGACTCAGGCCGCGTTGCAACGGTTCTTCAAGCGGCAGCGTGAGGCTGTCCTGGCCCGCCTGAACGCCAAGGCCGATGCCCCGTGGTGGGATCAGGAACGGTGGGACAAGGAACTAGCGGATGACCTGTACCGGGTTGCGATGCTGGTAACGGATCAGGTGGCTGCGGATGTTCTCGCCGCTACCGGGCTTGCTCCTGACGCTTACGACGCATCGAGGACTGAGAAGTTCCTTCGGGCTGTCGCTGAGTCTAGGGCGTCAAAGATCAACGCCACCACCTTGGAGCAGATCCAGGCCGCACTTGATGACCCCGGCGATGATGGGGACGGTAACCCCGTCCGCACACCTGCCAAGGTCTTTGATAGTGCGGAAGGTGAGCGGGGCAGCGTCATCGCGGTAACCCTGCTGACGACGTTGGCCGGGTTCGCCACGATGGAGACGGCCAAGCAGAACAGCGCCCAGGCAACTAAGACGTGGTTGGTCAATTCCAAGAATCCGCGCTCTGAGCATTCCCGGATGAACGGTGAGACTGTGCCGGTTCGTGAGAAGTTCTCGAACGGTGCGGACTGGCCCGGTGACCCAGTTCTCGGCGCTGATGGGGTTGCTAACTGCATGTGCAGTGTCGAAGTGACGCTTTCCTAAACCACCACCTCCACCAAATGACCCTCCGGGGTCTTTTTTATTGCCCAGGGAGGGCACATGAAGACTAAGAATCTTTCCGCCCAGGTGAAGGCTACCGGTGACGGCACTGGCGAGTTTGAGGCCATTGTTGCGGTGTTTGGGAATGTTGATTCCGGCGGCGATGTCATCGTCAAGGGCGCTTTCGCTGACACTCTCACTGAGTGGGCGGACTCTGGTGATCCGATCCCGGTTGTCTGGTCTCACGACTCTAACGATCCGTTCTCGCATATCGGGTCTGTGGTTGAGGCGTCGGAGACTGACACGGGCCTTCTGGTCAAGGGGCAGTTGGACCTTGAGAATCCGAAGGCCGCGCAGGTCCACAAGCTCCTGAAGGGGCGCCGGGTTACTCAGTTCTCTTTCGCCTATTCGGTTCTGGACGCGGGACCAACTGAGGTTGACGGCATCAAAGCTACCGAGCTGCGGCGCCTGAAGCTGTACGAAGTTGGCCCCACGCTCGTGGGCATGAACCAATCCACTGAACTCCTTAGCGCCAAGTCTGATGACGTGGACGCTAAGGCCGGCCGGGTTCTCTCGGCCAAAAACGTCGAAGTCGTTTCTAATGCGATTGCGGCGGCGGACGCTCTGAAGTCCGCACTCAAAACGCTGCTTGATGCGGCAACTAATGACGATGGAAAGGCCAGCGCAGGCCAGCAGGTCAAGGATGAGGAACCCGCAGGGGTCAAGTCTGAGGAACCCGCCGCTGATGCGCCCGCCGTAGACATTCGCTCATGGGACACCTACCTGAAAGCTCTATCCCTGGAGGAAATGCTATGAAAACTCTTGTTGAGTTGAAGGCGGAACTGGCCGATCTGGTCAAGGCCGCTAAGGACAACACCCTGACCCCCGAGCAGACCGAGCGTTTCGGCGCGATCAAGGGCGACATTGAGTCCGCCCAGGTCCGGGAAAAGTCCATCGCTGAGGGCGATGCCCTGCTGGCCCAGTTCAAGACTGCCGGCCCGGCTAAGGCTCCCGAAGCTGTTGAGGCTAAGACCCTTGGCGAGTTCTTCGCCAAGTCTGCGGGCACTGAACTGGCCTCCATGAAGTCCTCGCCGCGGCTTGTTTCCGCGCCGGAGTTCAAGGCCGCTTCTGACGTGCAGGTCACCGGT